CTCATCTTCATCTTCATCTTCATCAAGAAAATCTCCCCTATCCAATTCCTCTCCTTCCTCTGGGAGGTCATCCTCTTCTGTTGGAATATCTAGGTTATCGACCTTGAGCTGGAGGTTTTCTTTGATTTCGTTTGTCATATTACTCTCACTTAACGTTGTGGTTAACGGGGGTTTTGAGTTTTCTCAACTCACTTTGACAGTTGTGGGTGAAAAAAGTTCCCTAAATAACTAAAATACTTCAGGTTCAACGGGCCCCACCATATCTTCCGACTCCTCTAAGGCTCTGCCCTCCTCACCTAACCTTGATGGATCTTCCTCCCCAGACCTTAGCTCCTCCCTCAGGGAGTCAAGTATGGTTGAGACGTTTGGATTGGCAGCGATTAAGTTTGCAGCCTCAGTGGTACTCTTAAGGGAGGATGAGTCATTCTTCTTAGATTCAGATATGAGGACATCTATCTCAGATTGGAGCTTCTCCATCTCAGCCATTTGAGCCTGACTCGCAGCTTCAGCTTCAGCATTACCAGAGAGCCTCTTCGCTATTTTTGCCTTGCGTGAGAGTGTGGACATGAGAATCATCTCATCATCTGGGATATTGACTCCGTACTTCCGCATCTCAATAGCCTGAGCTAATTGGGAATTCTGAAAGGTGACTTGGGTCGGAACATCAGATATCACTATATCATATTTTCCAATTGTGATATCATTCATAATCTCACCAAAGTCATCCTCAGAGTTTATATCAACCTCCTCCTGTACCTCATTCCCTTCATCATCTTGTTTGACAATAAGGAAGGACCTCTCTTCAGTGTAGTACTGCTGGATAAGCTTGAGGAGCCTCTCAGCTATGAGGTGCCTTGTCCTAAAGAGATTATCCAAGGGGGTAGCTAGCTGAATAGCGGCCTGTTGTACACGAGATTGGATCGCTGTCCCAGATACCTCAGGTCCTCCTCCACCTTGAAAGGTATCAGATACACCTGATATGATCTTCATCAGGTCAATGCCAGTACCCATCAGATCCTTTAGACCCGAGGGTATCTGGTTTGCCTCAATCTTCTGAGGGGGTGCCCTCCCTTTCTTGTGTTCTAGGACGAGACCTGTCTTTGAACCCTCATCTTCAAGATCCTCTGTCTCCATGTTTGTAAGAGAGTTCTGTTCTACAATCCAACCAGAGTTTGCTGTAGTATTGACTACATGCAATATCTGAGATGATACCTTATTGATCATCTCTTGAGTCTTGATCAGGTTATCCACCATACCAACTGTCTGTCCCCGTCTGAAGTATGGGAAAAAGGGTACAATCGTGAAGAAATCGTAGGGGGACCATTCATCATGGAGAACTGTATCTGCGCTTGTCACTGTCCACCTGATCCTCTTCACGACCTTCTTGATAATCTCATAGTTACTAGATCTGGCTATGGATCTCTTTTCAGTCTCCTTCATGCCATCGGGTATTGGGAAAATGTCCCCAGTCTCAGAATCAAACCAGAAAGATCTATTCTGTAATTTGTACCATTGCCTCTCTAGGGTCTTCACATGGTCTACACCAGAGCGTGTAGTAGAGTATGCCTTTGAGTCAGCAAACCTGTTACGGGGTTCCCCTGTACCTGTCTCTCCAAAATCCCCTTGATCAGGGATAGCTCGCTTTACTTTATTATAGGCAGTATTACCGTAGAGAGTTTTAATATCAGAGGTAGGCACCCATCGAGTGACAATTACATCTTCCCAGTCAGCAGGGTCATATGATTTTGCATCAGGGTCGGGAATAACGTCTAAGGGGTCAAGAGAGGTTATCTCAATATCCCCGAACATATTATCATTGAACCCCATTCTAATATCAAAGTAACCCCTCTGCTGTATCAGGCCATCAGAGAAGACCTGGGATTCCGTCCAAGGAAACTTATTCTGATCAACTATAAACATAGCTAGCTGTGTAATAATATCTGAAGTATCTTGATCTCCAGCTTCCCTAGGCTTATATGCTATATCCATCCGTGACTGGGTTTGATACCCAAGTACTGTATTGATCGTAGAGAAGATGATATTCTCCTCTAGCCAGGGCTTACCTGCCGCCTCTAGCTCCTTCTTGACACTTTCCTCCCATTGGTTCCCGCATCCTATATAGAACCTCTCATTTAGCTTAGCCTGGCTCTGATAGGTAATATGTCCCCTATCTAGGGCATCTTGGTACCTCTCCCATTGGACGGTAGCCAAGTTAATCTTTTCCTTAATACCTTTTAATGCCATTTTAATTACCTATGCAATCATCCAGCTTTTTGTGGAGAGCCTCTTGAATCTTTTCAGTCTGTCGCTCCGAATGGACCTCTTCTGCGGCATCGTCATACCTACAGCCATATACCTATATGCATCAGAGGGGTGTGAAGCCCAGTCATGGACTGGTCTGTTCTTGAACTCCTGAACCTTGTCATCCCACTGCCTATGGTAATTAAAGAGGGCCTTGAGCCCATCCTTACATTTAACCTTATCAAACCAGCAACGGGGTATTGTTATCCTGGCTGCATTGATGCCATCTTCTAGCCCTACCTTAGGTACTATATTGAGGTCACATCCAGAGAAGAGCTCTTCAGCTACTTCAAAACGACTCTTGCCTGTACCGAATTCAGTATTGCCCATATCATGTGGGAAGTTGTGAGACTTGTAGGTGTAGGGTAGAGTCTGTAGGTATTTGGCATAATGATCTAAACCTACTGAGTTGTTTTGGTAGAAGTCTATTAGATGCACCTCCTTCCCTATAACCTGAGAGAACCAGATCGCAGTAGAGTCTCCTACCCCAATATCCCACCAAGTCTCAACAGGGATGGCTGGGTCCCAGGGGATATTACTAATCCTCCCCTCTTCCTCTGCATCATTCATATACTTCAGGTAGTAGAAACCTTGGGAGTTAGAAGAGAATGAGCAGTAAAACTCTTGCTGCACCATCTCTTCGCTCATTCCAGCAGCTACCTCAGACTCTATGACAGCCTGAGGGACATACCTCTTACCTTCTTCATCTATTGACTCTTCCACGGTAACGAGCTGGGTAAACCAATCTGGGTTATCTTTAGCCATCTCATATAGTTGGAAAAAGTGATTCTTGCCAAAGGGAGTGGAGTTGAAGACAGCCCATCCCCCATTCTCGGCTAGGATAGGTCTTACAATATCCCAAGCCATTGGGTTTTGAAATGCAAACTCTGAGAAGACACAACCAACAGGGTTTGATCCCCTCACCTTATCATAGTTATCTGTTCCAATAATTTGTATGATACTCCCATTGACTAAGCTGATTTGCATGTCCTGGGATGTCTCTTTTGTGATGAGGGAGGCAGGGAGATGGTCTCTGAACTTCATACCACTCCCATCAATACCATCCCAAATAACCCTCCTACCTTGGGAGAACTCAGGGAAGAAGTAGTAGTAGACACCTACCCTCTCCAGGGCTTTCTTGATGGTCAGGTTGAAGAGGCACTTATCCTTACCAGCGCGTCTATGGTAAACAGCTATAGCCCTCTTATATCCAGAGTCCATAGCCTCGAAAAGGCCTAACTGGTAAGGTCTCGGTTTGAACTTATAAGGTATGACAATATTCTCTGACATTATAGATTATCTACTACTTTAAACTTTGAGATAGTGGTAGACCAGTAACCACCAGGGGTTGTGATGGTAGCTTGTATCTTATATTGACCTATAGCATCTAAGTCTCCTGAGACTGAAAAGTAACTTAGCTTACCATCAGTTCCGTCTGCAGTACCCCCTGAGGCTATGCTTGTGAAGACTGCAGGGTTCGTGATCTTTGTTACCCCATCTGGCTTCAAGAAGATAATCTGCTTCGCTGTAGCTGTAGATATATCTACAATCTCACCATTATTGTCCTCAGTAAAATCTAAGATAGTGACGATGAACTCGGTCCCCACATCGTTTTTATGTATTTCTGCATTATTACAAGACATCCATCGCTCCTGTCCTTACTTATAGATTGTTTAAACTGAAAGGTCCGTTGATCCTAGCTTTGAAATTTAAAGACCTGTGAAAGGTTTGGGTTCCATCCAGGAGAGTGTGTGCATTTCCAGAAAAGGCAAGAGGTACCTTACCAGCCACCACCTCTATATTCGTCCCAGCAAACACAACATTAACTAGAGTGGAGAGCGAGATAGTGGCTAGATTTGACTCTACTCGAACAAGAGGGGAGGTCTCTGCTAGGATCTCCGTAAGGGAGAGTACAGACTGGCTGACTGAGATGTCACTATTTGCACCAGCAAATATAGAAGCTACCTCACCTATAATAGAGAATGTATCAGATGTTAATGGTATGGTACTGTTTATACCAGCGAATATAGAGGGGGTATTTTCTGTTATAGCTAATGTATCTGTAATTGAACTTACATTTACATTAGTTCCAACTGTTACAGTGGAGGTATCCTCTGCAATAGCTAATGTATCTGTAATTGAACTTACATTTACATTAGTTCCAGCAAATATAGAGGTTGCATTATTTGTTGTTGGGAGTAAAGCAGGTATTACATCTACGTCAGTGTTTATACCAGCAAATACAGAGGAGGTATTTTCAACTATAGCTAATGTATCTGTAATTGAATTTACACCAGTTCCAGCGAGTACAGTTGAGGTATTCTCTGTAACAGATAATGGACTAAAACTCACATCTAATTCAATACCAGCAAATACAGAGGAGGTATTCTCTGCAATAGCTAATGTATCTGTAATTGAACTTACATTTACATTAGTTCCAGCAAATACAGAGGAAGTAAAGTCACTTAGTAAAAGCGCCTGGGGTAGAGTTGTAAGCTCAAGAGGAGGTGGAGGTAGGCCTGGAGAGGTCATTACTCGGTTTCCAACACCATCTGAGGAGACTGCTGCGAATATCGAGCTACCGTAGGCAACTCCCCTCCATGTATTACTTACTGCAGCGACCTCGCTCGTCCAGGTAATACCATCAGGGGAGGATATTACCTTGTCCCCTCCTGGATCATCCTGCGCAACGGCTATAAAAGTCCCATCACCATAGGTAAGTCCTTGCCAGAAATTAGCAGGCACTGAACGGGTAGTCCAGGTGATACCATCAGGGGATGTCATTGCCTTGGAGCCCCCTACTGCAACAAAAAGGCCAGCTCCATAGGATATTGAATTCCATTTATCTGAAGAAGGCGTAGTACGGGCAGTCCAAGTAATGCCATCAGGAGAGGTCATCGCTCCATTTGCATCTCCGCTCCAAGTGACAGCTACAAAAAGACCATCTCCATAGGCTACCGAATTCCACTTATTTAAGGCAGGTGCAGTTCGTGAGGTCCAGGTGATGCCATCAGGGGAAGTCATTATACTATTGCTCACTTCCTGTCCAGCAACAGCTACGAAAAGACCATCTCCATATGTAACACCCTGCCATAAGACATCTGAGGCACTGGTACGTGAGGTCCAGGTAATACCATCAGGGGATGTCATTACCCTATCGCCTGTTCCACTCCTAGCTACAGCTACGAAGAGACCGCCACCATGGGTGATCGCCCACCAAGACCTATCTGCAGCTGCAGTACGGGCAGTCCAGGTAATACCATTAGGGGAGGTCATTACTTGACTGCCCCCGCCCTCAGTATAATTGGAGATGGCTACAAAGG